ACCTAAAGAGATTTGTTTTCTAACCTACCAACTAACATAATATCAATAAAAGATTTCACTGTTTTAATACTATAAGATAAATCATCAATTACGATTATATATTTACTTATATTATCGCTTTCATTTACCATTTTAGGTTTTAAATGTTTTTCTAGTTCACTGTTTATTGACTTAATTCTTATTATTCTGTTAAGGTCTGCACCATATATACTTACGCTAATTTCATCACTTATTTCTTGTTCTTGAACTGAAAACATTTTGATAAAATTATATCTGTTAATATAAGAGCCGTTAGGTTGCTTTTCTTTTGTGATTTTATATAATACAGCTTTATTTAAATATCTTAATTGCATTACTTAATCACTCTTTTTCCATTAGAAATTATATTTGTTCTAAGCTCTTGTATTACATCTCTATATGTTGCAGTCCTGCCACTCTCTGAAAGGCTTTGCACATCTTCTGTACCTCTTAATAGATAAAGGCTCTTAACCGCTTGTTTAATTTCAAATTCTAATCCATCTGTTGTTTTTCGATTTGAAATATACAATGCCTGTGATGAGATATCGGCAATTATATCTTTCAATACCTCATCATCATTAGCGTTGTAATTGTTTCCAAGGTCGGCAATTATTTTATCTAACATTTTGATTGCCCCCCATTAAAGATTAAAGGCTTTGTGTTGTTTTTGAAAATGCTACCTTGTCAGAATTTGAAATTCTAAAGCCTGTGTTTATTTCATTTTGTGCAAGCACTCCAGTAAAGTTTTCGCTATCAATCAACCTCATCATTGACAAATTGTCAATAATATGAAAAGCAGAACTATCATATATAACAAGTTCTATGCCGGAAAGGTCAACGGTTCTTTTAGTTCCTGAATAGTCATAATATACTGCATCTGAAACATCAAAGCTATCAACTTCAAACCAAGTCATTCCTAGGTATTGACCTACTTGTCCAGTAGAAATAATTTTATCATTTAGTGTAGGTGTATATTTTTCTCCTGCTTCTGATAACATCTCCGCAAATGCGTCAACACTTGCAAAGACAACATTTGCCTTCGCGTGATTGTTCCTTATTGCCTTTCTTAGTTCAATAGCTTTATCTGTCATTTTTGTTGATGTTAATGTTTTTTCTGTACCCTCATTAATTAAACAAGCTAATGCTGAATACTGCCTGTTTTCTTTGTTTTCATTTACTGCTAATGCAAGGTTTGCCTCTGCTTTGTCATAAGCACAAGAATTGGCAGTAACTTGATATATTCTCTTTGACTTTCTATAAGCGTTATTTAAGGCTACGCTAATAAGTGTATTTGCTGTGTCTGCGTGATTAAACAGTCCTGCAGGTGTTTGTGGGTCTGCTTTACTTCCTTTTGTTTCTTTGTAAATTTGAACCATCCCTGCATTTGCATCACCTTGATATTGTGCGTTAAAGGTAATGNCTGGAATAAGTACAGTGTCTGTAAAAAGATTTGGCTCTAAAATTTTTGAAAATTTTTCATCTACAAAATCATTTGCGTATTTCATATTTGTTTATCCTTTCATTTTTGAAAATATGGGTTGTCTTTATATTTGTTATTTAAGTACCCGTTTTCATCGTTTTGTTTTATTTTATTTTTTGGTGTTGCTTCTTTAAATCTGTTGTTAACTGTTTCCTCAATAGACTTTTTAAAAACAATATCAATGTTTGTTATAATTTCATTAATATCTTCTGCTTTAACATTCTTATAGTCTATTAAGTTTAACAAGCTGGTCGGTATTTCTTTTTCTTCAGCTATTTTATAAGCGGTTTTTTGTAATTCGTAGGACTCTAATTGTTTTTTATATTCGTCCGCCTCCTTTCTAACCTTTTCTAACTCATATTTTGCTTTTTGTTCTGCGTTCATTTGTGCAAGCTTTTCAGCTTCAGACTTTTGCACTTCTAGCTCTTTTTGCCATTTGNTTCTTGCCGTCTCTAAGGCTTTTGAAACTCTTTTATCAAATTCGCTTTGATATTCTTTTTCTTTTAAAATATCATCAAAAGTCTTATTTCCGGTTTGATTTTGTTCCGATTGTTTGTTTTGGTCTTGATTTTCGTTGTTTTCGTTTATATTTTTTATTTCTTCCATTTTTACCTCTTTCCCATACCGTAACGTGTCCAGTATGTTAAAAATATATTAGTTTATTGACTTTGCGGTCAATTTAAAAACTGTATTGTACTTCTGCAATAATGAAAATTATCTGTTATAGGTGGCAGATTAAGACCTAATACTAATCCGTCAACTTCAATGTATTCATATCCTTTTGTACTATCAAAATATCTAGTAAACTTGTTTATTTCATTTACATTGAAGATTTGACCGTTTAGTGATTTGCACATTTGTGTTTGCCTGTCATCTGATATCCCGATAAATTTCACTTGTTTAATTCCTATATCTAATGCGATGTTATATATCATTTGATTAGCTATAAAAGATGACATTACTTCTACTGCTCCGCTGTGTGTTTTTTTGCCGTTACTGTCATTGATATTTAAGTGTCTGCGTTGTTGTCTATCTAATATAGTTTTATATGCACTTTGCCTGCCTTGTTGCAAATTAATTTGATATTGTTTTATCATTTCATTTGATGAATATATAACATCGTTTGTAATGTACTCTTGCCACTCCCAGCCTAAGTGAGTTGGTAATGTCATAATCATTAGTTGATAAAACGATAAGCCTTTTACTTTGTGTTTTAAATCATCGGTAAGGCTATCTAAAGTGTTTTCATAACTTATTCTTGATATTTCATTAAATAAAGGTAAAGCGTCTTGATTTTGCTCCCAGTACAATATATATAACATTCCTGTAATATATTCTTTTTGCGTTATTCTTGCTCTTTTCATCATATCTCTTTTAAAATAATCTAATTGGCTGTTTTTAGGGAATTTGACTTTTTGCAACGCTCTTTTTAATTTATTCGAACTCACTTTTTTATTTAAATCAATATGGCTTGAGAAAAGCAATTCAATGTTATCTAGTAAATATTCTTGATTTCCTTTATATCGTTTGAAATACTTATACAATTCATTGTCAATCTTCTTCCACATCATTTTCAACCTTTACATTGAATTTATTTATATCAAATTCATCTTGATTGTTGAGTCTTGCTTTTTCTGTTTCAACATCTAAATTGAAAGGTAAGTTACTTATGATTGTTTCGTCTGATACTATGCCTTGTAGTTTGAGCCAAGTATCCACAACCTCACTATTGTTTGTTGGTAAATTCCTCTTAAACACAATATCAATTTCACGATAATTAAAGTTTGTGCTTTTTCGTTGGTTTATTCGGTGTGTGAAATTCTCAAACAACTCTATGTATTCTTTTTTAAATAACTTTTCTGCCTCAATTATTATTTGTTCTAAAGGAAAAAACTTTTTTTTAAGTGCAGACGCATTGTCTGCTTTCGTAAAGCCAACGTCTGTAATGTTTGGAACACACGCTATCATAAAAATTAAATCAATCAATGTTTTTTTATGGTTTTCACTTGCTGTATCATTTAAATCCTTTAATAGCCATTTGAAATCACCACGATTTTGTTCATCACCACTAACATACAACATCTCCGCATTTAAAACAGCATTGTCTTCTGCTATTCGTGCTGGGTTATGAATAAGTTCGCCATTCTCATCTTCAATAATTAATTCGTTTTTCGGCGAATATCCTATTGCAATTAATTTTGCATTTGCGTTTTGTGCAAACGTCTTTTTGTTATTAGATATTATTATTTCTAAACTATCAATCAGATTTTCAACTGTACTAAAAATACATAAATTGTCAGGGTTTTCAACGCACATAACTGGAGATAACAGCCACGGTATCGACCTTTCATAGGTGTTGCTTTCATCTAATATGTAACCGCCGTTATTCTTATTGATATAACTTACAACCATATTTTCGGTTATTATTTGTAATGTCTCAGTTTTACCGTAATTTGTTATTGTCATTGCTCCAACATCATCAATAGGTATTTCATAATTATACAGCCCTACTGTTTTAAGCGGGTCTATTCTTGCGTATTTCAATTCGTTTTGTTCGTCTTCAAATTGCAACGCATAACAACTGCCAGTGATAAAATAATCTTTTACAAGCTGATAAAAAACTGTACTGTCATCGTTTACTTCTCTTATATAATCAACTAACAATTGATATTCTTCTGCATTTGCGTTTTGTCCTATATTAATATCAAACAGTTTTGATATCATCGCTTTTTTATTTTCATTTTGTTCTTGTTTGATTATAATTTCTGGTGGTATTCCACCAAAATATCCACTTGCAATGTTAACAATATAATATTCTAGTGCTACATCTACATCTTGCTTATTACTGCGTGTATATCTGTTATATCGCTCTTCTTTAATATGTATTTGCCTTTTAGCTTGACTTGCTATTGTTTCGATATATTCAGCGTCTAAAATTCGCTCAGTGTCAAACTGTATCATTGTTGCCCCCCCTTATAATTAAACTGACACTCACCATTTTCTTTTGTGCATTTTGTTGGCTTGTTTATTGTAATATTCTTAATATTCTCTGCAATAATATTTCCATCGTCATCATAGACAAATGTGCTTTTTTGATTAAATAATTGCGTTGTGTTATAAGGGCAACTTTTAAAATCGTTCTTCATATTAATGTCCTCGTAGTTCGTTTTTACTATCAAAGCATATTAAATTATTAGCTTATTACCAGTTAAAATTGTTGCCTTTTTCTTGCTTAGTATCTTTTTGTTAAATGCATATCTTAAAGCGTCTATCGTGTGATTGTATGTATCAACTGGAGTGTTAGTGTATTCCCCTGTTTGCTTGTCTTTTTTCCACGTGTAGTTCTCAAACTCTTCTATCGTTTTTGAACATCTTTCGTCTATTATAATCTCGTGTTGATTAAGCCATTGTATACCTTGAATAACACTATCTTTACCTTTTTGTGTTGGGGAAATATTTATCCCTTTTAGTTTTATTTCATCAATTGATTTTTGTTCGGCACTATCCGCGTATATCTTTTCCTTTTGTATGCCTAAACTAATAATCATATTCGCTATTTCATCGTTTAACATCCCCTTTTTAACATATTCGTCAACTATGTATATTTTTCTTGCTTTTTCATTGTAATATGCTTTAATTAATGCACTAGGGTCGTTTATATATCCAAAGTCCAAGCCTATTAATAATTGCAGTCCTTTTATTTCTTCGCAACTTATTAATCTTTTTTCTACAACTGGAAATACAAGTTTGTCAAGTGTCGCAAACTCACCTAGAGCATATATTTTATAGTACGATGGGTTACGCTCTTTTAATCGTTCTAACTCTTTTTTATAATCTTCAGTTAGAAATTTATTATCTGTGTAGTTCGTTTTTACTATCAACGCATTAGCAGGCTTGTTAACAATAAAATAATCATACACCCAGTTTAATTTACTTATAGGGTTAAACATTAAATAGATTTGTGGGTCTTTCGCTTTTGGTCTTAACCTCAATAATAATTGTGTAAAATCGTCTAAATTCAATTCAGTTGCTTCCTCTATTATAATATCGGTTATTCCGTTTATTGACTTTATCTTTTCGGGGTCGTCAAGTCCACTAAACAAAAACGTACTTCCGTTTGGCAATTCAATTTCAAAGTTGCTATTATTAACTCTGCAATGATGTATAATTTCTAATTCCGTCAATTGTTCAATAAACAAGTTCCATACGCTATTCTTAATAGTTTTTTGTACTTTTCTTATTACCAATACTTTCCTTTTTTCGTTAAATGATTTTAGTATGTTTTTTTGCACTGCTCCATAACTTTTTCCAGAACCTGCGCCACCATAATAAACCTCTAATTTGTTGCTATAATCATCTATATTTTTATATATCCAGTTGTTGAAATACTTTTGATTGAGTTTCATAATATCACTCTTTAAACCATTTAAGGGTAAAGCCTTTTCATACAAAGCAATTACTATTGCCATGTGATATTGCTTTTTCTAGTTCTTTTTTATTCATTTTCGTATAACCTTTTATGTTTTGCTCTTTTGCAATTGCTTTAAGCTCGCTAATTGTCAAATCACTTTTAACCTTTTCAAAGCTTTCAATGAAGTTTATGTTATAATCGTTATTGCCCATAAGTTTATCAAGTCTTGATTGTTCAACTTCCCATTTTTCACCTTTTTTTGGTATTCTACCCATATCTGTATTTATTATTTTCATTTCTTCCCACTTTTCATTCGCAGTAACTATGTATTTCAATTTTCTCACCTTTTTGTATTTTGTTTTGTTCGCTTTTATCTCTTTTCCCCATTCGGAAATCGGCGGTGTATATTTAAAATTAAACTCGCCCGCTCTATTATAAATTTCTTTTACATCAAGATTTGACATATCTAGCTTTAAGATAATACCGTTTTGCTCATTTACACCTATTTCTTTAAGTACTGATATATCGGTTGTTATAACTGGAGTGTTAACACTCAAAGCCTCAACTATCGAATAACAAAAACCCTCAGTGTCTGACAACTGCACTAAATAGTCAACATCGTTTATATAGTCAATTAAATCTAATGTCGGGGGCAATGTAATAATGTTGTTGTGTATTCTATCTTGATTATCTGAATATAAATACCAAATAAACGGAATATTACATCTGTCAAGCTCATTAGCTAATTTTATCATTCGGTCTTTACCTTTTTCTTTCGTTAACCTGCTCGCCGTTAACAATTTCAACACTTTTCTAGGCTTTTCAACTTCATAGGGATTATAGATAACTCTGCTCCTAATACCCGTTATTTCTTCAAAACTTTCACTTACTACATTGCTTACCGATATCCTATCTGTAATTTTTTCACTTGTACAAGGTTTTGCGTTTAACGCTTTATAGTCTCCGTGAAGTATTTGAATGTGATTATCTGCGGTCACATTATCTATAATATCAATATTAAGATTGTAATACATCGTTTTACATTTTATTTCTTGACCTGTATATTTTACACAATTTACGTATTCGCTTAATCTTTCAA